TAAAGGTGAGATCACACCAATGCCCGATGCGGCGATTTTCAGCGACGTCGGAGCCGAACCGCAAAGCGTTTACGATTACCTTGATTGGCTAGAGAACGAGCTACCGTTTCCCGTTTATCGGGTTATGGAGAAGGACGGTCTACTTGTCGATTTAGAAAAAGGAATATCAGGCAAGCGTTGTTCGAACCCTCCATTGTTTACGAAGTCTTCGGAAGGGAAGAAGGGAATGCTGATGAGAACGTGTACCGTTGATTTCAAAATTCGACCTATCAATAGAAAAGCAAAAGAGATAGTCGGTTGGAAGGGCCGTAAGCCCAAACAAGTCGAGTGCATGATGTGGATAGGTATTAGCAAGGATGAAATTCAACGCATGAAGGAGTCGCGCGAGCCGTGGATTGAGCATCGCTTCCCTCTCATTGATATGGATATGAGACGCGATCAATGCGTCAAATGGATGGTCGATAATGGTTACCCAAAACCGCCCCGTTCAGCGTGTTGGTTCTGCCCATATCACAGTAACAAAGAATGGCGACGCCTCCGCGACGAAGAACCCGAAGAGTTTGCGAAAGCTATTGAGTTAGACAAACGAATTAGGGACGGAGTCTACACGGTAGAGAACCAATTATTTCTGCACGTGGATAGAGTGCCTTTGGACGAAGTCGATTTGAGATCATCAGAAGAAAAAGGACAGCGTTCTTTTGACTTTATGTCCGAGTGCGACGGTATGTGCGGTGTTTAAAAACTGTGTTTGGTCACGCTTGGTCACTACAAATAAGAGGTAAAAGTCACGAAATGACCACACAATATCAATCACTTAATTATTCTGTGCCCACGCCTGTGGTCACCAGATGGTCACGGAGGACAGAAAATAGGTGTTGTGCTAAACCTCTGAAACCCTTACTCAGCAAGGGCTGCGGGTGTGGCGGAATTGGTAGACGCGCTGGATTCAAAAACGTAATAAATCAGAATCGTTGCGTTGCGCAAGTCACTAACTTCCTTAGATATATCAATAATTTAGTTGACACTTTATCCTGCGCTTACATTCTAAGCGATAGGTCACCGTGTCCAACGCGTGACCACAACCACCAGAAAAACGAATCATGGATCAGCTAGAACTTAACCTAGAGATGGTCGAGCAGGGCGTCGCTCGTTACCGTTCTAAGGTGCAGTCCGCTCGCGATCGGAACAAAGAATCCGAAGCGCCATACGGACAGCGTCTTATGCGTAGTCAACTTCCCGAACTGATACGCGAGGTGGATAAGCGTATCGAATATCATCGGAAGAATCCACACGCCGTACCGTTTTGGATGCCGTTGATATGGCGGTTGAAACCCGAAGTCATTGCCATGCTCGCGTTCAAGGCGACGTTGGATAACATCAGCATCAAGCGAACGCTTTTAGCGGCGTCTATAAACATCGCTTCAAGGATCGAAGACGAAGTTCGCTACATTCACTTACGAGATAATCATCCCGACATCTTTAGGTACGCTGAAAAGGACGTCGAGAAATACGCACACAAATCATATCAACGAAAGGTCGAAGCCTTCAAACGTCATGACATGGGCGAAGCGAAGAAGGGAAACATAGATCGTTGGCGGACATGGACGCGTAAGGAAAAGGTAGGGATAGGTACGTGGTTGTTGGAAGTCATCCGCACCACGACACATATGATCCAATTCAAGATGGTAGGCGAGCGTCAGAAGACGACCATGCACGTCACCGTAACCGACGAGTTGTTTCAATGGATCGCTGAGTACAACCAACACCACGAAGTCCTAGCGCCGATGTGGTTGCCGACTTTAAACGCGCCTCAAGAATGGACATCGATCTGGAAAGGCGGATACGGCGACGTTGATGGCTTACCACCTACGACGTTAGTGAAGTCCTTTGATATGGAACACCTCCGATCGATCGACTTTAACGACATGAAGCCCGTTGCTGATGCGGTCAATCATATCCAAGACACCAAGTGGACGGTCAACGATCGCGTCTTAGACGTCGCTCGATGGGCGTGGGAGAACGACAGAGAGATCGGTGAGATGTGCCGACGCTCCGACTACGAGCTTCCACCACCTATACCAGAAGATGCGGACACCGACACAAGACGTGAGAACTCGCGCAAGTGTGGCATCATTCACAATCTAAATTTAACTCTGCGTTCCCAACGTCTGCACATTTTAAAGACGTTATGGATGGGTGATAAATTCGCAGGTAAACATTTTCATTTCCCACATCAGATCGACTTCCGTGGTCGCATCTATCCCATACCGTATTTCTTGTCGCCACAAGGTACGGACTTAGCGAAGTCTTTACTTCTCTTTAGCGAGTCCGAAACCATTTGGAAGCCGGAGACCGAAGCGCGTTGGTTGGCGATCCACGGAGCGAATTGTTTTGGTAACGATAAGATCACGCTTGATGAACGCGTCGCTTGGATACACAGCAGGAAGAAAGAAATCCACGAAGTGTACAGCGATCCGAAGACCAACGACTGGTGGACGGAAGCGGATGATCCTTGGCAGTTCCTAGCGTTCTGCTTTGAGTGGGGAGATTTATTGGCGCATGGGGGTCGAGGCTTCAAGACGAGGCTTCCCTGTGCGATGGACGCATCTAACAATGGCATTCAACTTTTAAGCCTATTAGGTCGTGATGAGATCGGCGGAGCCGCAACGAACGTCACAAGCACGGACGTACCCGCTGATCTCTACTCTTTTGTAAGTGACCGTGTGAACGAGTTGCTTTTAGCGGACGCCAAAGACGGCGATCATGTGGCAACGGCATGGTTAAAGTTTGGTGTGGATCGTAAGACAACCAAGCGACCCGTCATGGTGAAGCCTTACGGCGGTACACGTTTCAGTTGTAAAGACTACATCTCGGAATGGTACGGCGAGAAATGCTTACATAATAATCTTGATCCATTCGGTAGAGAGTCGTCAGTCGCTCTTGGTTATTTAAGCGGACTCGTTTGGAAAGCTATGAACGAATGTCTTCAACGCCCGAACCGCGTAATGAAGTGGTTACAAGATACCGTTCGCGTTCTTGGTCACGAACAAAAGCCCGTCATCTGGACGACACCAATGGGTTTTAAAGTCCGTCAACGCTATCTCAACACAAACATCAAACGCATCATGACCGCTCTTGGTGAGAAGGTTATGCACATCCGCTACCGCGAAGAGACCGACACCTTAGACAAGAACCGACAAGCAAACGGTATCAGTCCTAACTTCGTCCACAGCCTCGATGCAAGCGTCGCTCAACAGACCGCTTTATACGCCAAGGAACAAGGCATCCGATCGTTGGCGATGGTTCACGACAGCTTTGCTACACACAGCACAAACTCGGAGAAGCTTGGCGTCCTGTTACGCAAGTCAACCGCTGAAATATTTTCACCCGATCTACTTCTGAAGTTTCAGGATGAGATCAAATCACAAACCGAGAAGGAACTTCCAGACCTGCCCCCTTACGGATCGCTCGATCCACTTGAGGTGTTGGGTTCGGAATATTTCTTTGCTTAAAACGACGCTTAAAAGGAGCGATTAAATGACCCGATATAATATGAAAACGATAACAACACCAAAAGGAACGGCACGTTACTGCTGGCTTACAAGCCCATCCAAAGGAGAATACGACGGGGAGTATGGAACATACCGAACTGAGTTAATACTGGAGGAAGCAGATTGGACGGCGCTCAAGAATCAGATCAAGCCGGACTTCGAAGCCGCGTATCAAACGGAATGCGTCAAGCAAGGTAAGGATAAACTAAAGCAAGCGAACTCACCGTTCTGCATTGACGACGAAGGCAATCACTACATCAAGACCAAACTAAAGGGCGGAGGAAAACGTAAAGACGGCTCCGAATACTTCCTTTCCGTTGGTCGCTTTGACGCACAAGGTAATCCAATAAAGGACGACACCATCATCGGCGGTGGAAGCACGATTAAACTCGGACTGAAGGTTCAGTTCTGGTACGTCGCCGCTCACGGTTTTGGAATGCGTCTCGAACCACAAGCTGTACAGGTATTAAAGATGGCTGAAGTGGGAACGTCAGAAAAGGCGTCGAGCTTTGGCTTTACAGCGGAAGAATCGGGCTACACCCACGGCGGTGAAACGTTCGAACAAACCCTAGATCAACCAACCAACGATAATAATGACGAGACGTCGAAAGAAGAAGCAAAGCCCCTCGCGGCGGACTTCTAACTTTCGTTCTGGATTCGAAGCAAAGACCGCTAATTACTTACGGCGGTTGGGCATCGAGTTCGAATACGAAAGTATGAAGATAGAGTACATGAAGATAGCAACGTATACGCCTGACTTCATCCTACCAAACGGGATCATAGTTGAGACCAAAGGATTGTGGACAAGCGAAGACCGAACCAAGCATCTGCTAATTCGTGAACAACATCCCGAACTCGATGTCCGCCTTTGCTTTCAAAACGCATCTAACAAACTGCGTAAGGGATCGAAGACCTCTTATGCGATGTGGTGCGAAAAGAAAGGAATAAAATATTGTGACAAAACCATACCAAAATCATGGCTGAATACCAAGAAATGCACACGTCGTGTCCGTCCTGCGGGTCGAGTGACGCCCGATGTACTTATGTAGACGGGTCGTCCAAGTGTTTTAGCTGTGGTGAAAACATACAACCAAAAAAAGATAAAACGAATAACATGGATATACCAACAACAACGGCGACGGATAAGCCACGACCGACGTTTGTGACGGGAGCTTACACCGCGCTATCGCGACGTAACCTGACCGAAGCAACGTGTAAGAAGTGGGGTTATCAGATCGCAGATGTAGACGGAGAACAGGCACAGGTCGCCAACTACCGAAGTCGAGACGGCAAGCTTGTCGGTCAGAAGATACGGTTCGCTAATAAAGACTTCAAAGTCAGAGGCGAACTGGTCGGGCTTTACGGTCAACACTTGTGGAGAGACGGCGGTAGACGCGTCGTTGTAACCGAAGGAGAGATCGACGCTCTATCTGTATCACAAGCGTTCGAACATAAGTGGCCTGTCGTATCGATTCCACACGGCGCTCAAAGCGGGAAGAACCACGTCGCTCAAGCGCTCGATTGGTTAGAACGTTTCGACGAAGTCGTGTTCATGTTCGACATGGATGACAGCGGAAGAAAGGGAGCGACTGAATGCGCCGCCTTACTCACGCCGGGACGCGCCAAGATCGCCGAGCTACCACTCAAAGACCCGAACGACATGATCGTTGCCAACCGCTCACAGGAACTCGTAAGAGCGACGTGGGATGCGCGAGACTATCGACCCGATGGGATCGTTGGAGCCGAAGAACTATGGAACAAGATCAACGAAGTTAATAACGCTGAGTCGAAACCTTATCCATACAAGATGTTAAACGACATGACGCACGGCTTACGACGGGGAGAACTCGTCACCGTATGCGCGGGTAGTGGGATTGGGAAGTCTCTATTCTGCCGTGAAGTCGCTTACTCGTTATTACAAGCGGGTGAGAAAGTCGGTTACATCGCGCTTGAAGAGAGCGTAAGGCGAACGGCTCTAGGCATCATGGGACTACACGTCGGACAACAACTACATCTACAAAAAGAGATAGAACCAGAAGCGTTAAGACCTACGTTTGAAGAGACGGTAGGGAACGGACGCTTCTTTACCTACGATCACTTCGGCAGTTGTGACAGCGATAACCTACTAAACAAAATCAGATACCTATGCAAAGGACTGGAATGTAAGTGGATATTTCTTGATCACTTGTCGATTGTTATTAGCGGCTTTGACGGAGACGACGAACGCCGTTTGATCGACAACACCATGACACGATTAAGATCGCTCGTTGAGGAGACTCAATGCGGGATGGTCTTAGTCAGTCATCTCAAACGACCACCCGGCGGAGGACACGAAGAAGGAGCGGTGACAAGTCTCGCTCACTTACGCGGTTCACACGCCATACCACAACTGTCAGACATGGTCATCGGATTAGAACGTAATCAACAATCCGAGTCTGACGCTAACCAAACAAGAATACGAGTGTTGAAGAACCGCTTTTCTGGCGACAACGGATTAGCGGGTACGCTTCACTTCGACAACAAGACAGGAAGATTAAATGAAAGTGATTCAAAGATGTTTACAACTGACAATAATAACAATCAAACGGTGGGTTCGCCTGATCCGTTCTAAGCTATGAGTAGAAGAAACAAGACACTCTACTTCGACATCGAGACCAACGAGCTAGAAAACTTTACGACGCTTGACGGACTTGAAGTTGTTCATTGCTTATCTGTTTACGATCCCGTCATGGAAAAGATGGTGACGTTTAGCGGCGACGGTATATCGGCAGGACTACGTGAACTTGATGATGCCGACACCATCGTCGGTCACAACGTCATTGGGTTTGATATACCCGCTCTAACAAGGATGTATAAGTGGTCGCCTCAATCGCGTGTCCTCGACACTATGATTACATCCCGATGCGTACACAGCGATCTATACAGCCAAGACATGGTGCGTGATAAATTCCCGAAAGAATGTTGGGGATCGCATAGTCTTAAAGCTTGGGGCTATCGTATAGGCTCCGTCTTCAAGGACGCTTACGGCGAACAAGACGGCGCGTTCGATGAGTACAACGAAGAGATGCGTAAGTATTGTGAGCGCGATGTTCTCGTTACCCAAGCGATCGGTGCATACATGAAGATGCAAGAACCCGATACACGGATGCTTAACCTTGAACATATGTTTGCTACGATAATGAGACGACAGGAACTCGTAGGCTTTTCCTTTGACGAGAAGAAAGCGGAAAAGTTAGCGATGGAACTGACGACAAAGCGAGCCGAGTTAAAGGACGAATTACAAAAGACGTTTGAACCAAAGGTCGAAGAGATGAAGACGCCCGAAGGTTGGGAGATCGAAGTCAACGGAAAGCAGTTCTTCGGTGAGACCAAGGCGGCGTTAAAGCGTCTGTTAAAAGAAGAAGGAGAAGTTCAAGCGCTCGCTAACAAGGCAACTAAACTAGCTAACAAGACTAAGTCCATTCCGTTTAATCCCGGTAGTAGAGATCAGATAGCGGATCGCCTTAAGAAGTTCGGATGGAAGCCAAAGCTATTCACACCAGACGGTAAACCTAAGATCGACGAAGCTGTTCTTAAAGGCGTCAAGCATCCGGCGGCTGAACTACTCTT